GGAACAACAACATCCTGAGCTGGGACAAAACGCGCCACCGGGCGCTGCTTAGCATGATCAAAGTATAGCTTCTTGAAGGTCATCCCCGCAAGTGGGAGATAGAACAGCATTTGGTCTGTATCTGGGTCGTATTCTTCCATGCGGTCAAGGATCAGATAGTTCAGGTAGTCCTTGACCCGTGTTGCTTGGGCCTCGGTCTCTGCATTCTGGAGGCCAAGAACTCTCGTCTTTACAGGTCCGCCGGCTGGGAGAAGTTCCTTATAGGCCTGGGCCTGAAACTGCGTGACGCTCTCGGCTACAAGAGGGTGTGTGACGTTGGACGCACCTTCGAACGGGCTACTGCGCTCCTCGGTCTTCACGCCCAACAGCTCCAAACCCTTGACGTACGTTTCCTCCCAGTCTTCTCTCGAGGCCAAGTCGTCCTCAAAAGCGCCAACCAAGTCGGAGGCAATGTCTCCAAGGGTGTCATCCTCGAGGAACTCCGCAAGGTTTGCGTCGAATGGGATCAATTCCTCAGCAGACATCTCCTCCATGCCGATCAGCGCCTCAATCAGCGCGCCGTCTGGCGTCTCTGTCACCTGAGCTCCGCCCTCAAAGTCCTGTGGGACGTTGAGCGGGATCTCAACGCCGAACTCGTCTGGCATCCCAGCAGGGTTTACGGTGTTGTCCACCATGTTTCCAAAGGACTGTGGAGGTAGGGCCATCAGTAGTACTCCCGTTTGCGAGGCACCTGATCTCTGAAATCTAGGTTCTCTTCATCATGTATCATCACGAACCCACCTTGGCGGAACCGTATCAAAGCTAACGTCATGGAGTCGCAAAAATCGTCATGATCGCCATTCGGAAAGGAAGAAACTTCCTCGATCACTTCTTCTGCGAAGCGCTTGTCTTGTGGGGCCCATACCAAACCCGCCTCAAACAGCGGGGATACCATGTGCATTCTTGTGGTCTTATCTACACCACCGCCGCCTGCGCGTCTACCGGGGGAGAACCCGAGTGCAGGAATACCGCGCGATCGCATCTCGTCAATCAACGGGCGGCCCGTGGCCTTGGCCTCGACAATCACCATGTCCGGCTCCCAATACTGGTGCTCTTCAAACGCGACCTCCTTGAGCTCCGGAAAGCTCCAGCGGCCGCGCTGACCATCCAGTAGGATCAGGTGGTCCTTGCCGTCGTCGTCATGCTCAAACACACCCCACGTTGTGATTGCAGAATAGTCTGCAGTCTCCTTCTTCGAGAAGGCCGTATCGTAGGCTTGGATAATGTACTTGAGCTTGGGTATGTCTTCCTTGTCCCAGACACGCCACCACTCCTTGCGGACGATAGCGCCACCAGCTGCAGTAGGTTGCTGCTGCCACTGGGCCGACCACTTTTGCGCAGGAAGTGAAGCTTTGATCGAGAGCAGGGCATCTTTGTCCCAGAACTCAGGCCAGAGCGGACTACCAGAAGGTAGTAACGCGGGGAACTCGACCACTTCCCACTGGTCTGCCATGGGGTCAGCGGACTGGTTGGCAATGAGGCGTCCTGTCAGATCCTTCTTGCCCCATCGTGTCATAACCACAATAATGGCGCCGCCGGGCTGCAGACGCTGCCGAGGGCCAGAAGTGTACCATTCGTAGGCGTGGTCGAACGCCGTCTCGCTTAGGGCGTCTTGTTCCGAGTGCGGGTCGTCGATAATAAACAGGTCAGCGCCGCGGCCAGTGACGGCAGCCCCAACACCAGCAGCAAAGTACTCGCCGCCTTTGTCAGTGCCCCATTTACCCGCGCCCTTGTTGTCCTCCTTGAGGTTAGTGCCGGGGAAGATCTCTTTGTAGGCTGGGTCATCAATCAAATCCCTCACCTTGCGGCCGAACCGCACGGCGAGCTCCGTGTTGTGGGTGGCCTGAATAATCTTGAGCTTGGAGTTGCGGCCGAGAAACCATGCAGGCATCAGGAATGATGCAAATTCCGACTTCGAATGACGAGGTGGCATGTTGATAATCAAGCGTTTGATCTTACCCTGAGCCACCTGCTCGAGCTTCTCAGCGATAATCCGGTGGTGAGCGCCCTCAATAAAGTTCTCATACACGTGATGAGCAAACGTCATAAAGCTGTCGGTCGCCTTCTCACGTATATCAAGCTTGGACTTGGCCTGCGTGAGAGCAAAAATCTCTTTCAGGACGTCATCTGGTAAGGCGTCGAGGTTAGCCATTCAATCGCACCCTGTAGTTGCCGCCGACATGATCAAAACCAACGCGCTCTAGCAGTTGGCCCGTACGATCCTTTGAGACATTGGTCGTAATGCCCATGTAAAGCTCCGTGGCGCCGTTTTCTTTCGCCCAGCTCTGGAACATCTTGAGCATCTTGATCGCGGTCCGTGGACCGCGGTGCTCGGGCAAAACAAACCATGCGAAGTCGCTCGCAACAGATCCCCGGCTGAACACATAGTCCGTAATGCTGCCGCACAACATACCCACGGGCTCACCTTCGTCAGTGGATGCCAGTACCCCAAAGCCACGAGGGTTTTCGATAACCAGTCGCACTAAAGAGTTAGCTATCTGCTCGATGTCGAACGGCACAGTCTGGAAGTCAGACTCCTGCTGCATACGCATAGCAAGACCAATGATGTCACGTATCTTCTCGATGGAGAAAGGCTCGTAGCGCATTATACCAAACTGGCAATTCCCAAGCGTTTCAAAGCGCGATCCCCACTACCAGCACGTCCTGGCGTGATCCTCGCTCCTAGATCCCTGTCTTTGGAACTGCCTGCCCCTTTACCTAGCTGTGATGCGTCCAAGTATGCCATGGAGTCCGACAGCTCGTCAAGGAAAGACTTGTTCGAAGCTTGTAGATCATCTGGTCGGGCCTTGGGGCGAACAGAGCCCATGACGCTGTTTGATGAAACCATGTCACCAGTGGGGCTCACGCCCCTCAAAAGCTCGTAGCCCTCATTGATCCGCTCATAGCCTGACCCTGCATACTCAGGGTCCGTGCGCCGCCAACGAATGTAATCGTCGCCAAGAACACGAGCCGCGGTGTCCTTGTCAACATCAGGGTTAGCAAGGAACTCCTCACGTGTCTGAGCATAAGAGGGGTTGGTTTCCATTTCCTGACGGATAAAGTCCGTCTGAGCCTGAAGCGCATCAAACCCAGGTGTTATTGCACCATCTTCGCCTACAACGCCTCGCTTTGTCAGGAAGTCCATAACAGCAGGAGCTCTATCTTTCTGCCAGCTTAACATGCCGACATTGAGCTTTTTGTTGTAGTCGTCAGGATGATTTCCGAACAGATACTTCTGCTGCATGTTGTTCTCACGGTTGATCTCCGCCGTCAAAGCTTGCGCCTGAGCGTCGGAGAAACCAGAGTTACGGAACGCCGTATACACATCCGTAGCTACGTCGCGAGTGTTAAGGTCGCCATAACTTGTCGGCGCGGCCTGCGGAGTTCTACCTGCGTTAGCTACCATATCAGTAGCTCCCTGAGAAACCGTTGCCAGTCATCTGGCTAGACTTACAGCCGCGGACTTCGCCGCCGCCGCGGAACTTCTGCGTCTTGCCGCCGTAGCTGTCCATGAGACGATCATAATCCTCGGGGCTGTAGTTATCCTTTGGATCAATGCCTCTATTTCCTTGGCTGCCGGGAGCGTTGCCAATCATTTTAGGGCGCATTTTAGGGCGAAGAGATTTCTTAACACCTTCAGGGCGCTTCTTCGGGCGGAGCGACTTCTTTGGAGCAAGCTCCATAGTGTGCGCACCAGAAGTGCTTTTATCAAAGGGCATGCGATCTGCGGTTTTCTTTTTCATCTCTGTCTCCGAGAGCCAAGGTTCACGGCACTCTAGCAGCTCTTGATGAAATCCTCAATCGTCTTGCGTTGATTCTCTTCTGTGAACTCAGGGTGACGGATCGTCGTGTACTTCTGCACGACCGCGTTCGCCGGCCGCATTAACAAAAGCCCGTGCGCCAAGCTGAGAAAACAATACCAGTCCACCGATATAGGCGGAGTGCAAAAGTTGTACACAGGCGTGACGGCTCCTTGCGAGCGCAGCTTGGCACCACTAGAGGTCTTGACCTGCACCGTGGTAAGCCTGTTCCCAACCCGACACCACAAGTCCGCATCCTGCCGATCGACATGGTGAACCTCGACACCGTGCGTCTCCAAAATGTAAGCCGCCAAGAACTCCCCTTGGCGACCAATTTTGTGATTGTTACTCCCTGAGCGAGGCACAGTGTAGCTCCCCGCTACAGAAGCAGGTCTCGGTACACGTCAACCGCTTCTCGCTCCTCGGCCAATGCCGCCGCGTCGCGCTTGCGCTCCGAAATCAAACCACGAAGCGCCTTGACGTTGTAACCCTTGGCCTTAGCCACAGTGTAAACATCCTTGCGCTCTTGGTTCATGTCAGAAATCTGCGCTTCAGCCGACTCGATGTCCGCTACAAACGCCCTGATCTCCTCAGCCGCCGTCTCCGCAGCCTTCTGATTGTGCTTAAAGAAATCTTCGTCATGCTTCAAAGGTACTACAGTCATCGTTCTCTCCTGTGTTTTCAATGGTCTACCACTTACCCTGCGTGCGTCCAAGAAAAAAGAACACCGCAGCCAGACCAACAAACGTCACCGAGCAAATAACCAAAGTCCCACCCCAGAAAATCACCGCCTCTTTGAACTCCGCCTGACGGTAAGCCGTGCGCTTCCGCTCAGCCCGAACGCGCCGCAACGTGTCCTTGTATTCCTCCAAACCCTTCGGACCATACTGATACTGGATGATCGTCTCGATCTCCTTGCGCATGGCCTGCATCTTCTTCTGGGCCGCAAACGCATCCACGGCCGCCTGCTCCGCAGAACCCGTCAACAACGCCAGCAAACCAGGTTTCTTCGCCTTCTCCGCCGCGTAATTCACGTCGCTCACCGCACCAGCAAACTTGCTCAGCGCGCTCGTCGCATCACGACCAGCCGCCAACAAGCTCTTCGCCTGGCCAACAGCCGTCGAAGCAACAGCCAATGCCGTAATCGGGTCAATCATGCTTCTCGAAACTCCAGTGGGCAATCCTCAGAGCCCGAAATAGCATAAACAAAAAGCTCACGCCCAGTACCACAGCGATAGTAACACACCTTTTCACTGTCCGCAAAAAGCCCCGTCCAACCAAGCGCGACCAAAATACACAGCATCAAACCATCCGTAACCATAAAGCCAAAGGCACCCAAGCAAGGCCCAAGGTCCGTGGACCACGCTGCGTAGCCCCCAGGTCAAACAATCCGTTGATATCGTCGCGTGTAAGCATAGTTCCCGGTCCCCGCTTCTCGGTCCTCGGAGCATACACCAAACCCAAACGAAAATACATACGCGATAAATTCTGCGCGGTCCTTGGACCTTGGTTGCCTGAGAAGGTGGGGGGGGGCTGTTTACTTGTGGTCTACTTGTACCCAAATGGATTTAGGTCCAGCATTTTTTGAGCTTCTAATAATTAAAGGCGCGGCGCCTCGGGCGGGGGGCCCAAAAAGGGGGGGATGGGGGTCGCGGCTGGCGCTGATCGTGCGGATCGTTCGGCTGCAGTTACCCCCGCGGTCCGCGGATCTTGGACCGACCGACCGCGCCCCGCGCAAAGTGACGTAGCGTCACTTGGACATCGATCACTTGTTTACCGCTTGCATTCCGCTTGGGGTGCGGCTATACATTTATGTATAGGGTGGCGGTAGTCGCGGCCCTCTTAACAAAGGAAAACAAAATGTCCAACGTAACCACACTCCGCCGCGCAAGCACCACATTCCAGAACGCGATTGCGCAACCAACCGCCGCCGATGACATCCGCGACCAGCTCAAGATACTTGATGAGCTCAAGCGCGAGCTCGGCAAGCGCCAGGAGGCATTGCGCGAGGCAGCGATGACCTTGGGCCTTGCGCGCCATGATGTGAGCCAGCGCGAGACAGCGCCGAGCAAGGCGGCCTATATCAAGCTGCACGGCTTGGAAGCATGGGAAGCGAACAAGTCTATCGGCAGCGTTCGCCGCTTCACTTGGATATAAGCACTTGTGGCCCTGTTGTTCACCTGATACAATGTGGCCACGTCAACCCGACGTTTTAACCAAAGAGGAAAGAACCATGACCGAGACCAAAACATATCTGATCACGTGGCAGCCAGAGGAAGCGGAGAGCGGATACTATTTCCTGAGTCTGGTGCAGCACACCAATGCGTCACTGCCCGAGCTCAT